TCGCCGGAGCAAAAGTATTCACGTTTCACCCACTTGACCATGTGGGCGCCCAGGTTTTCAATCTTCATCGTACTCGACGGATGAAGAGCCCAGGCCTTCAAGAGCTCGCTCTGCAGCGGCTGAACAAACGTATAGAGAAAGGGGTCGCCACAAGTCACGATGCGGAACTTCGCTGGTTCAGGAACAAGAACCACCTTAGCACGCAACTCGTCCTCCTTTGGCAACATCTTACTCGAGACGTCGTAGAGTGCAGTCTTAACTGCTTCTCCGGAACTCCACAAACCTTTGAGCGATTCCGCGTTCAAAAACAACGACTCTTCGAGCTCAACCCCGAGGTCAGGCGCAGTGGCCCTGAGCACCCCGAGTGCACCTAACTGTCTTGCGGTACCACCATAGTGGCCCGAGATAGAAGGCGAGCTCTTCGTCCAATTCTGCTGCTTCGGCGCATACTTGAGGAACGATTCAACGGCAAGATCCAGCCAATGTTTCGTTTCCCTGTCAAGATGCCCTGGGACAGCAACCATGAAGTTTTGATGATCCTGCAAAGCTTCAGCGGCGCGTTCAGACCCGAGTTGAGGCCACATTCGTTTGCTCTGCAGCAAAGAGTAGGCCATATCTCGATCTCGTCGCAAAACCGCGCGTTTCAATATAGTATGAAGGATCCCAGTGAACAAAGGCAAGTTTTCGAACTCTGCTTTCGTTGGGAATGACTCCTCATCCTTGAAAACCCGCGCGGCCCACCGCGAAGTCCAGTATTTCGCGTAGTCCTGGTAGCGATCATGCTCCAGGAACCGGCTCAACCGGTTGGCACAGACCAACAGGCACTTGCGCACTCGCGCTCGTTGCTTGCTGGTTGCACAGAGGTAGACGGAATCTTTCCGTAGTACCAGAGTGTAGGCCAACGACTCTATCACTAACCAAACCTCCTGCGGGAATGCAGTGTTTGGCTTGCCCTTATTTGATCTCAGATTTAAGAGTAAATCTGACACGATTTTGGCAGCCGACCGTGATTCAGTCGACCCATCAATATCGCATCCGTAACGCGCGTCACGAGTAGTGACATGTTTTATGTTTGTGTAAGTTTTGGA